GGCTAAACATAATCTTAGTTTGCTCATGAATGGAGCAAGACCAAGTGGGGCTGTGATATTCAAGCCCAAAGATGAGTCTGGAATGTCATTACAATTATCAGATAGTCAAAGGCAACAACTCATGTCTGATCTTAATATGCGTTTTTCTGGATCTCAGAATGCAGGTAGACCAATGTTATTGGAGGGAGATTTTGATTGGAAAGAAATGGGTCTTAGTCCAAAGGATATGGATTTCCTAGAGCTTAAAAATATGAGTGCAAGAGATATTGCTTTGTGTTTTGGTGTGCCATCTCAATTGGTTGGTGTTCCAGATTCCCAGACTTACAACAATGTTTCTGAAGCAAGACTTGCATTATATGAGGATACAATCATACCACTTATAAGAAGAGTAGAAAGCGATATGAATGAGTGGTTAGCTCCTAGATTTGGAGATGATATATCCATTCGTTATGATATTGATTCCATTCCTGCAATGGCAGAAAGAAGAAAGAAAACTTATGAAAATGTGGTTACAGCAGTTAGAGAGGGAATCATAAGTAGGAATGAAGCAAGGGAAAGACTTGGATATGAACCAATCAATGGAGGAGATGATGTTTACATCTCAGCAAATCTATTTCCTCTTGGTGCACCATCTGTAGCTCCTGCGGAGGGAGAAACAGCAGAAGATGATGATAAAGATTTTGATTACTCAGAAGAAAAAAGAGAAATCAGTAAAGATGTATTTACAACAGAAGAAGAAGCCAGAGAAAGAGCAGACGAGATAGGTTGTGATGGTTTTCATTCTCACAGGACTGAGGATGGATTAATCTATATGCCATGTGCCTCTCACAGCGATTATGAGCGTCTTACAGGGGATACTCTGGAAACTCCTAAACAAGATCCCAGATTTGGAGAAGGCAGGGATGTGTTTGAATCTGTGGCTGAGGCAAGAGAAAGAGCAAAACAACTTGGATGTGATGGTCATCATACAGTCAAAGGACCAGATAGAAATTATTATATGCCATGTTCAAGTCATGCTATTTATTTATCTACTACAAAAAAAGATTTTGAAGAGATAGAAAAAGCTGAATCAGATGTAAATACAGTTCCTACAGATGCAATGGCAGAAGAGGCAAGAAGAGGTCTTGATTGGAGAAAAGAACATGGTCATGGGGGAACATCAATAGGTTTGGCTAGAGCAAGACAATTAGTAAACAAAGAAAGACTTTCTCCAAGAACTGTAAGAAGAATGTTCTCATTTTTTGCACGACATGAAGTTGATAAAAGAGCAGAGGGATTTAGACCAGGTGAGGATGGTTATCCAAGTTCTGGAAGAATTGCTTGGTCATTATGGGGTGGAGATGCAGGATTCTCTTGGTCAAGAAGAAAAGTAAAAGAACTTGATAAAGAAAGAGATAAACAATTTGATTTTGAGATGGAAAATCTTTGTTGTGATGATTGTGGCACAACTGTAGAAATGGATATGAAAAAGATCTCAGCAAGAACAAGAAAGACACTTGAGGGTAAGGTAAAAGATCATAATGACAAACATGGGGATAAAAAAGGAAAGAGAGTTACTCTTAGAATGTTATCAGCAGTATTTAGAAGAGGGGTAGGAGCATACAGGACAAATCCAGAATCAGTTAGAAGAAATGTGATGGGCCCAGACCAATGGGCAATAGCAAGAGTAAATGCTTTCCTTTATGCAGTTAGAACTGGAAGATTTAGAAGTGGTAAATTTGATAGAGATCTTCTTCCATCAGGTCATCCCTTGAGGTCAAATAAATAAAAGATACAGTCTGCGAAGTTTGTGGACATGATTTGCTCGTAGTAAAGGGCATGATAAGATGTTATTATTGTGAACGATTTAATTACGATATGCACCCAGAATGGATAGACTTTGTTATAAAAAAAGAAGAGAAAAATGATTCAGACAAAGAGGATAAGTAGAGGAAGATTATTATCTGCTAGAAGAACTCTCATTCAACAAACTAGAATACGTCAATCATTTGAAAGACAATTGTTTTCCCAATTATTGCAGTTCTTTGAGCAAAATGGAAGAATTGCTAGAGATGAATATAGGGAGGGAGGAGTAAGACTCATCAATCTCAACAATAGATTAAGTCAAATAATGCTTCCTCATTACAGATCAGTTATCAATCAGATGAGTGGACAATTCGTATTCACAAAAGAAGAAACTGACTTTGAAAGATTAGTACGACAATTTGTAATACAGTTTGCAGGAATCAGAATTACTCAGATTGCCAACACAACAAGAAAGATAATTAATAGAATTATACTCCAAGCAGAACTTGATGGAATAGGAGTAGAACCAACAGCAAGAAGAATTGTTGAACAGACAAAACCAAGTTTTACAAGAGCCAGAGCATCATTGATAGCAAGAACAGAAACCCATTCAGCATCATCATTCGCAAATCAGGCAATGGCTGAGAGTTTTAATTTACCAATGCAGAAAAGATGGATAAGTACGAATGATAATCGTACTAGAGAACATCACAGAAAAATGAATGGAATTACTGTTGGTCTTGAGGATGATTTCATAGTTCCATACAAAGGAGTAGAATATAGAATGAAACACGCAGGAGATCCAAGAGGGGGTCCTGCTAACATTATCAACTGTAGGTGCGTTATATTATATTTAGAACCAGATGATAAATTAGTAGAGGATTAAAATGCGATTAACCAATAATTCTTATTTCATACGAAACTTTAAGGAAACTATACAGGGTACTGTAAGTGGAATCTATTTTTACAAGTACAAGACAGTCAATGAGGCAATCAAAGAGTATGCCCAAAAATTTGATAACTGGAGAGATCTTTATTTCAAAGATTTAAAACTCACAAAAGGAAAGGCAGATACATTTGTTGCAGAAATTGAAAAGTCTATATCAGCAAATAAAAAACTGGTTAAAGAAGAGATTTACGAAAAAATAAAATGAGGCAGGATAAAAGACCTGATCCTTTTGAAGTACTTATTCTTTATCTTTTAATTTTTATTTGTTGTCTGTTTTTTGTAGTTACTGATTGGGAAAATCTTTTATTCTTTCCCTTTATTCATATTCGTTAGTATGTAATCCTTTTTTTCTTGCTAACATAACAAATTCAAGTATTGGATTATATCTGGCTTCAGTTCCAGATAATTCAGGTTCTCTTGATTTAACATGAACAGTTGGGATTAATACATCAACACAAGTAAGTCTATTGTCATAATCACTTAAATAAATGTTATTTTCGTCTTTAAATTTCTTCCACAAATCTTTTGCTCTCTTTGAATGGAATCTTATACCAAACATCTCAGGTGTAATTTGAGTTATAGGTATCATATCAAAAGTTAAATCAAATGCTTTATCTTCTAATTCAATTACTTCGCCCATTTAGTTCTCCTTAAAAAGTTCCCCTCTGGCAAATGAAGGATAAAAGAAACCCAGAGGGGATAGTTAACCCTATCTTCGAGGCAAGCAGTATAATACGAGATAGGGGTTCATATATTCCATTCTGTTATTTTGCTATTTTCCATACTCTAAATGTTTGTGTAGAATTTCCATTATCATCTCTAATAATTCTTGATCTTACTTTAAATCCTAATTTTTTGCATATACTCCTAAAACAACAAATTTCTTGATGAGTATTTGCAATGAAACTATCTCCTAAGTCCATTTCTTTTGCAAGTCTTAGCCATTTGCCTTTTGTTGTATGCCTATCTTCATCATTGATTGGAATGTTGCTTTCAATTACAAAATCTTCAAATTGTCTCTTAGTCATTTTTTCCTCTCTTTCTAAGGTCTAAATATTGCCCATCCCCCAAAAGGATGATCATTTGCTTTTATAAGTTGATTTAAAATCTTGATTGCTTCTCTTGATTCATTTGATACTTTTTTACCTTGTTGAATTGCAATCTCTACTTTTTCTACAAGAGTATGTATTGATCTTTCGATATCGCCTTGATGTGGGATATTATACTCTTCTTCAAATCTATTTATTTGCTCTCTTGAATAATCCATAAGTCTTTCTCCTTAATAATTTCTGAGATCATTTTTTGCTTTTGATCTTTCTTTTTTATTTGCATTTTTTTTGTATTTTTTAGTCCATGCTCT